AGAACAAGTGCAAGTGAGATAACTATTGCATCAACAGCTTCGGGTGATACTTATACTCTTGGAGCTACAACAGACGGGAGTAATGTAGATTTAAATTTAGATGCAGCTGCGGGTTCAGACTCTACAGTTCAGCTGACCGCAGGAACAGGTATGACAATTACTCAGTCTGGAGGTAACAATGTAACATTTGCTTCTGCCGCAGGGGTGACAATTGCAAAAGACCAATTTACTGGAAACAACTCAACAACAGCATTTACATTATCAACCACTCCTACAGGAGCTGATAATCTCAACATATTTATAAGCGGTGTATATCAAAACTCCAAAGATTCTGGGGGAACGGCGAACTATACAGTTGCAGGAACGACTTTAACTTTCGCAACAGCGCCACCAACAACCGCAGCAAATGGAATTGAAGTAGTAATAACAGCATAACAGACAGCTCATGGCAACAAACAAAGTAACTACAAACGTAATTGACATGAGTGGTGACACTGGAGGTCTGGTGTGGGCTAAGGGAACTCAAGCTCAAAGACCAACAGGAGTTGCTGGAGACCTACGTTTAAATACTACAGACAGCAGACTCGAATACAGAGATAACTCAGATTGGAAAAGATTCTCTGAAGGAGCAGCTTCTGGCCCAACTATACCCGTTGATTTTTTAGTTGTTGCTGGAGGAGGTTCTGGTGGAGCAGATTCTAACTCAGGAGGTGGTGGAGCAGGAGGGCTTCGTACTAGTTTTGGCTCAACATCAGGAGGAGGTTCATCTGCTGAGTCTTCATTAAGTTTACAGAGCGGTTTATCTTATACTGTTACAGTTGGAGCGGGTGCTCCAACAGCTTCAGTTACTAATCCTTATAAAGGTAGTAATGGGAGTAATTCAGTTTTTTCCTCTATAACTTCTTTAGGAGGAGGTGGAGGAGTAGGTCAGTTTGGTACTCCTAATGGATTAGATGGGGGTTCTGGAGGAGGTGGAGCCTACAGCTCATCACAGCAAGGAGGTTCTGGAGCTGCGAATCAAGGATTTGATGGTGGGGGTGGCTCAGGTGCTCCATCCAATTATGGTGGTGGAGGTGGAGGAGCTTCTGAAGCCGGAAATACAGATGGACAAGGACATGGGGGAGATGGATTATCAGTGTCAATTACAGGTTCTGCAGTAGATTATGCTGGGGGTGGTGGAGCAGGGTCGTCTGCCTCGGCTAATATAAATTTGCCAGGAGGAACTGGCGGGGGTGGACGAGGAGCTGGAGGAACTGGAAGTAATTTACCTGGAACAGTTAACACTGGCGGGGGTGGTGGAGGTTATGGGCCGAACAGTCCTGCAGGAGGTGCAGCAGGAGGTTCAGGAGTAGTAATCATTAGATATCCTAACACTAATACCATAACAGTAGGCTCAGGTCTAACAAGTTCAACAACTACGGATGGTAGTAATAAAGTAACCAGCTTCACAGCAGGAACAGATACAATAAGTTTTAGTTAATATGGCACATTACGCATTTTTAAATAACGACCAAACGACAGAAACTCTTAGAGAAGAGCTAATGATTTTAAGTAATGAGATGGGTAACCTTACTTCTATTGAAGAGCCGACTGAGGAAGATACAGCTGCGATTGAAGCGAAGCAAGCAGAGATAGATGCAAAGCAGCAAGAAATAGACAGCTGTCTTTGCATAGTAACAGGAGTAATTACTGGGGTGCCTGAGACGTATGAGAAATCTGCAAGTGATGAAACACTTGAACAAGAAATAAAAGATTTAGAAGACAGTAGAACTGCAGATAAAACAAGAGAAGAAGTTACAGCCATAGAGGCTGAGATACAAGTAAAGCTTGAAGAGCTTCATGCGCTTCCACCAGATGTAATAGATAATACTGTTTACTGGGAAGGGTATTATGGAAAAGGTGGACTATGCAAAAGAACTTCTTACAACACGATTGGTGGTGTTCACCAAAACGGTGGCACATCTTTTAGAAAAAATTATGCAGGTGTAGGGTATACTTACGACCCTGTAAGAGATGCGTTTTATGCGCCTCAACCATTTGAGTCTTGGACTTTAAATGAAGAGTCTTGTTTATGGGAGTGCCCTGTAGAAAGACCGGAGGGAGAATACTGGTGGAAAGAAGATACGCAGGAATGGGTAGATTATTTATATTTATCTCAGCCTTATAACTCCGAACCTCCATATCCAAGCTGGTCTTGGAGCACAGAAACGGGATGGACAGCTCCAGAAGAAAAACCTGACGACGAAAATTCGTATCTTTGGGACGAGTGTAGTTTAACTTGGAAAAAATTAGATAATGGCAACGACTAAAGTAAGAGGAGAAGTAGTAGATTTTAATCCTGGAAACCCAGATTATATACTGGACTCTACTAATGCAGTGACGGTTATAAATGCTGGTGGTAATCAATACAATTTTAATGGTGTGTATGGAAAATTTGGCGCTAAGATTGGTACTATAACTCTAACCGGTGTTCCTGCAGGACATCCTATTGCTTTTATAAATAACGGAAAAACATCACAAATATCTTACACTGGTACTGTAGATGAAGGAACTGCTACAGGGCCAGATGGAAACACGTATACTTTTTATTCGGGAACAGTCACATTAACTGTAAGCGCTGACTTTGGAACAATTAGTTACTACTGTAAGATTCATGGTTATATGGGCGGTCAAGATAATTTAGTTTATACTTATTCAGAGAGCGGATTAAAAATCCCTACAGGTACGAATAACAACAGACCTGCTACAGATGTAGCTGGTATGATTAGAAATAATACGAATGAAACTTCAGAGAGTTCAGCTTCTTGCGAAGAGTATTATAACGGCTCAACTTGGCAAAAACTAAATAATACTCCTCCACCTGCAGGCCCAAGGAGCTTTTTTAATATTGTAACATGGTCTGGTAACGGCGCTAACCGAGCAATTACAGGAGTAGGTTTTCAACCCGATGCAGTTTGGATTAAAAACAGAAGCACTACAGCTGATTTGCACATGTTTGATTCTACTAGAGGGGCTACTAAATTTGTATCACCTCAATCTGCAGCTGCAGAACAAACAGCTTCAAACACTTTAACATCTTTTGATAGCGATGGATTCTCACTAGGAGTAAGTAGTGCAGTTAATGACAACGGTAACGATTACGTAGCTTGGTGTTGGAAAGCAAATGGGGGAACAACGAGCTCAAATACCGACGGAGCTATAACCACTACACTTCAGGTTAATTCACCTAACACATATTTTAGTATTATTCAATATAATGGAAACTATACACAAGGAACAACATTAGGACATGGCATAGGAACAGCTCCAGGAGTGGGTTGGATTGGAAGAACAAGTCATTCTGAAAACAGAAGAAGTTTTTGGCAAATTTCAGGAACAGGGGGAACACCTTATCAGGTAACTACTGATAGTCCTTCAGGTTCTACACCAACTCAACCAAACTCTTTTTTCCCTTCTAATGCAACAGCATCGGTAGTAAATTATGGAAACGACCCATCGATAAATTATACTAGTGCTTATCAGTATATATTTTATCTTTTTGCATCAGTTACAAATTTTACTAATTTTGGTACTTATTCGGGTAATGGGTCAACTCAAGCAATAACAACTGGGTTTGCTCCAAAATTAATCTGGATTCAAAGACAAGATGCAGCTGGAAATTGGCAAATGTATGATTCAGTGAGAGGAAATACAAAAATATTAATGATGAACAATGACCAAGCTGAAATTACAGATACAAGATTAACATTTGATTCAACTGGTTTTACCTTAAACGCAACAGCGGTATCAAACGGAAGTGGTAGTACGTTTTGGTACTGCGCATGGGCATAATAAAATATTAATATGGCAACGACAAAAATTACAAACCCGGAATTATTTGACTTAGGAAGTTTAAACACTGCTTTAAGGCTGCCTAGTGGTTCTACCGACCAGAGACCGACAAGCCCAAGCACTGGAGAATGGAGATATAACACTACAACTAATCTAATAGAATTTTATGATGGAGCAGATTGGAGAGAATTACAATCCGAAGATATACCTCCAATACCAAGTGAAAACTTTAATGTTGTTTTATACACTGGTAATAGTAGCACTCAGTCAATAACAGGAGTTGGATTTCAGCCGGATTGGATAGCTATAAAAGATAGAAGCGCTACTAACTCTTGGAGAGTTTTTGATTCTACTAGAGGGCTAACTTCCCCACAAACTTTATTTTTTAATTTAAATTTTGTTGAAGACAGTGAGTCTAATACCGTTTCAAGTTTTGATGCTGATGGATTTACAATGGGAAGTCAAGGAGGAGTAAACACAAGTGGAAATAATTATGTAGCATATTGTTGGAAAGCAAACGCAGGGACTACATCTACAAATACTGATGGAAGCATTACGAGTACAGTACAAACAAATACAAAAGCAAGATTTTCTATAATAAAATATACAGGTAATGGTGTTGCAGGTGCTACAATCGGACATAATTTAGGTGCAGTTCCTGATATGTTTATAGTTAAAAGATATACTGGTAGTGGAACTTGGAATTGGAGAGTATATCATAAAGGTATGGATAGTTCAAGTCCACAAGATTACAATATGGCTTTAAATTCAAATTCAGCAAGATTTGATAGAACTGAATGGAATGATACTGCACCGACATCTACAGTTTTTAGTGTTGATAATCACGGTTCAGTAAATGAAAATGCCATAGATTATATTTGTTATGCTTTTGCTGATACTGCCGGATATTCAAGGTTTGGCTCATATACAGGTAACGGCTCAACAAATGGGCCGATTATTAACGTAGGGTTTGAACCTGCTTTTGTAATGATTAAAAGAACAGATGCTGCAGATGCTTGGTATATTTACGACAATAAAAGAACAACATCAAACCCAAGAAACAAAATACTTTTAGCTAACACAACCGATGCTGAACTTACAAGCACAGAATATTATTCTATTGATTTTTTAAGCAATGGTTTTCAGCTAAGAAGTGCTTTGTCAACCGCAACTAATGCTAATGGAGGAAGTTATATCTACATGGCTTTTGCGGCAACACCTAGCACGCCAACTTTAGCGGATAGTTTTTCTATTAATTTATACACAGGTACTGGAAGTGCTACATCTATATCAGGACTTGGGTTTAGTCCATCTTTTGCATGGATTAAAGGTAGAACAAACACGGCATCACATCAATTATTTGACATATTAAGAGGAGCAACATATCAAATTAGTTCAGACACAACTGGAGCTCAAACGCAAAACACACAAATGTTGACTTCATTTAATACTGATGGATTCAGTTTAGGAAATCAATCAAGTGTAAATGGTAGCGGTGTTAATTATGTTGCTTGGAATTGGAAAGCAAATCCAATACCAACGATTAACACAGATGGAACAATACAGTCTGTAGTTAGCGCAAATCAAGCATCTGGATTTAGTATAGTTAGATATACTGGTAATTCAACAGCAGGAGCAACAGTTGGTCATGGATTAAGCTCTGCGCCAGAATCTGTAATAATAAAATGTTTAAACACTGGGTCAACCAACTGGATTAATTATTATGATTCTATAGGTAATAGTGATTACTTAACATTAAATCTCACAAACGATGTTGGCACCTTTTCAAATTGGTTTTATTCTAATGCATCAACTTTTACTTTAAATCAAACTTTTGGAAATGCAAATACAAGCGGTAGAACTTATGTGGCATATTGTTTTAAATCCATATCAGGTTTTAGTAAAATAGGAAGTTATACTGGAACAGGTGCAGCCGGTAATACTGTATCAATTGGATTTGAACCTTCATGGATAATGATTAAAAGGTCAGATAGCTCAGGAGGTTGGTTAATATTTGATAGTAAAAGAAACACCTCAAATCCAAGGAACAATAGATTAGAAGCAAATAATGCCTCAGCAGAGCAAACAGGAAGTGCTACTAAATTTGTAGATTTTGATGCAACTAGTTTTGAACCACAAATATCAGACAGTGAAATTAATGCTTCAGGTGGAACTTATGTCTACATGGCCTTCAAAGAAAACCCAAGTCCAGTAGTACCAGCAGGACAAATGGCTTATTTAGTTGTAGCTGGAGGAGCCGGTGGTGGGGGTACAGTATACCCTAACAAAGGTGGAGGTGGAGGAGCCGGTGGTTTAAGAACTTCATTTGGGTCAACATCAGGTGGAGGAGCAAGCGCTGAATCTAACATTACATTAGCATCTGGAACATATACAATTACCGTTGGTGCTGGTGGAGGAGCTGCTGCTAATGGAGTAGCATCATCAATATCTGGAGGAGCTACTGTGTCAACCGTTGGAGGTGGGCAAGGAGGTGCTATATCAGTAAGTGGTACAGCTGGTGGTTCTGGTGGTGGAATGGGTGGTAATAATACTGGAGGTTTAACTGGTGGTGCAGGTACTGCGGGAGAAGGTTTTGATGGTGGTACAACAGGAGGTAATGCAGGTTATGATGGTTCTGGTGGTGGAGGAGCTGCACAAGCTGGAGGAAATGGTGGGTTTAGAAATTCTACTGGTGGTGTAGGTGGAAACGGATTAGAAGTATCTATTACAGGTACTGGCACATATTATGCTGGTGGTGGTGGAGGAGGTTCTGACTCTTCATCTACAGGAGGTAGACCTGGTGGATTAGGTGGTGGAGGAGCCGGTGGTGATTTAAATGTTGTTGGAGGAAATGGAACTGCTAATTTAGGTGGAGGAGCTGGTGCAGGTGGTGAAAATGCTCAGCCAGGAAGCGGTGGTTCAGGTGTGGTTATATTAAGATTAAGAACATCAGATTATAGTGGTACTACAACAGGTTCACCTACAGTTACTACAACAGGAGATGAAACAGTATTAACATTCACAGGTAGTGGAACTTATGTTCACAGTTAAAATTTAAATTATGGCACATTTTGCAGAACTTGACGAAAACAATATAGTAACTAGGGTTGTTGTTGTACACAATAATGAGCTCATGGATGGAGAAATAGAAAGCGAAGTCAAAGGAGTTGGCTTTTGTGTATCTCTTTTTGGTGGAACAAATTGGGTTCAAACATCGTATAATAATAATATGAGAAAACAATTTGCGGGAATTGGTTATACTTATGACGATGTCAACGATGTATTCGTTTTACCACAACCTTATCCAAGCTGGTCACTAGATGAAAACTATGATTGGCAACCGCCTACTCCGATGCCGGAGGATGACAAACAATATATGTGGAATGAGGAAACTCAAGCCTGGGATGAAGTAACTAATAACGAAGATGAATAATTTTGAACCAACCCTTCTTGGCATAACTGTGTTTGTAATCTCTATATCAGAACTAAATGAGTATTTTCAGTTTATATTAATAATTGCTACTATTGTATATACTATAATTAAAATTGTTCAGCTACTAAAACCTAAAAAGTGAAATATTTTAAGCATGCAGAATTTGACTCGCCTGATTTTCCCGATAGCGGTAATAATATGGACAGTTCTTTTCTCATCATGCTCGACAATGCACGTGAAGTTGCAGGGATACCATTCAGGATTAATTCAGGATTCAGAACTCCGAAACACAATGCAAAGGTGGGAGGAAAAGAGAACTCGTCGCATCTCAGAGGATTCGCTGCAGATATACATATATCAAACTCATCAGATAGATACGATATATTATCAGCGCTTTTGAGTGTTGGATTTAACAGAATAGGTATAGCTAAAACTTTTATTCATGTTGATGCTGACCCAATAAAAACAAAAAACGTAATTTGGACTTATGCTTAAACTTTTAAAAAAACTGTTAGGATTTAAAGACTCTGGAGACATAGGTGGTCTGGGGATGGAAATAAGAGAACTTATAAAAGGAAAAGAAATCGACCCGCAAAAATTAATTGAGATGCAAGCTGAAATAAACAAAATGGAAGCTCAGCATAGAACTATTTTTGTAGCAGGGTGGAGACCTTTTATAGGGTGGATTTGTGGATTTGCTCTAGCTTATAATTTTATCATTAGAGACTTACTTGTATGGTGGGTAGGTGTTGAAACAGCTCCGCCGCCTTTACAAATGGAACACCTTATAACGGTTCTTGTTGGTATGTTAGGACTTGGCGGAATGAGAACTTTTGAAAAATTAAATAATAAATCAAATTAAATGGCAAAAGGCATATATGCTGCTCGATACGAAAAACCAAAAACTAGAAGACCGGGTGTGCATGCAAAGACTAAAACTTCAAAGTTAAAGTCATCTAAATATTACCAAAAAAAATACAGAGGTCAAGGCAGGTAATTTATTTATATCTTTGTATAAATTAAATTTAATCTAATGGACATTAGAAAGATATCTATAGGGCCTAATTATAAGTCTGACGCAATGCACTATATTGTAGGTCAACAGATATTAGGAGGTAAATATGTTATACATCTTATACAGCATGTAGAGCTAACAAACAGTATAAAAATTTGGATACAACATAATGATGAGATTCTTTTGTGGAAAGAGTTTAACTCTAATATGCCCGTCTCAGTAGAATATAATATTAATTTTTAATGAAGTCGCCTTTTTACTTTATAGTAAAACCAAAAGATAATAAAAGATATGTAAACACAAAAAACATATCTGGCGTTGATTTGGTTACTAGTACATCAGAAGAAAACCACAAAGCTTCTAACAGGGAAGGAATAGTCGTGTCGACCCCAATTGGTTATACTGGAAAAATCAAAGAGGGAGATACATTGCTTGTTCATCATAATGTATTTAAATATTACAATGACATGAAAGGTAGGCAAAAAAGCGGCAAAAGCTTTTTCAAAGACAATCTATATTTTATAGAACAAGACCAGTTTTTTATGTATAAACAAGATGGACAGTGGTTTTGTCATGACAGATATTGCTTTGTAAAACCAGTACCAGTAGAAGAATCATTTATATCAAAGCTAGGGACTGAAGAACCATTAGTGGCTGTTATGAAATATTCAAATAATTATTTAAATTCAAAAGGAGTAAAGGCAGGTGACAAAGTAATATTTAAACCAGAAAGCGAGTATGAATTTATGGTAGACGATGAAAAATTATATAGAATGTATGACCATCAAATAACAATCAAGGTATGAAATCAGAAGATTTAAAAAAAGAAATAATCCATGCAGGAAGAAGAGCAGTTGAGCAACTTATAAAAGTAGCAAAAGAAGATATTATTAAACCTGACCCTGATGACGAATTGGCAGCCGACAGATTAAAGAACGCTGCAGCTACAAAAAAACTAGCTATTTTTGATGCGTTTGAAATACTAAACAAAATAGATTTAGAAGAAGAAGTAATTAACTCTGGTGGCGATATGAACAAGCTAGAAACAAAACAAGGATTTGCAGAAAGAAGGTCAAAATAAATTATATCATGTAATAAATGATTACATACCTAGGTCTGTTTTTACAAGAAAAAACAGAGCTAAAACTTGGCTGTATGGCTATAGCGAAAAGTATGACCTAGTTGTAATATCAAGAAACGGGACGATAGGTCAAATAATAAATATAAATGGTTTGGCTATTGGGCTTCCTAAAGAACCAGAGAAGCTGTTGAAACGTTCTGATAAAAAACAAGAGCAGTATTGGGAGAGAGAAGAATTACCTAGAGACTTATCTAGGATTAATTCTATTTTTCAATGGAACGACAGGCCGCCTGCATTTAAAAACAAGTGGGTAGATTATATAGAGTCAGAGTTTGATAGAAGAGAGCTGGGGTATTGGTTCTATAATAACGGCAAGCCTACATACATAACAGGTTCGCATTATATGTATCTACAGTGGACAAGTATTGATGTTGGGTATCCTGATTATAGAGAAGCTAATAGAATATTCTTTTTATACTGGGAGGCTTGCAAGGCAGATAAGAGATGCTTTGGTATGGATTATCTTAAGATAAGACGTTCAGGATTTTCTTTTATGGGGTCGTCTGAGTGTGTCAATACAGGAACACTTGCTAAAGATTCAAGAGTGGGTATACTATCTAAAACAGGTTCGGATGCAAAAAAAATGTTTACTGACAAGGTTGTACCAATAGCCAATAGATTACCTTTCTTTTTTAAACCTATACAAGATGGTATGGATAAACCTAAAACAGAACTTGCTTTTAGAGTTCCAGCTGCAAAAATTACAAAGAAAAATATGCACGAGGTTATGGATGAAGAGTTGACCGGTCTTGATACTACTATAGACTGGAAAAATACAGATGATAACTCTTATGATGGTGAAAAACTTTTGTTGCTTGTACACGATGAATCAGGTAAGTGGCTTAAACCAAACAATATACAAAACAACTGGCGTGTAACTAAAACTTGTTTAAGGCTAGGAAGCAAAATAATAGGTAAATGTATGATGGGCTCTACATCTAATGCTCTTAGCAAAGGTGGTGAAAATTTTAAAAAACTTTTTGAAGATTCAAGCTTGATGACAAGAAATGCAAATGGTCAAACTAA